CTGAATTGTTCGTGAAAAATGAAGCCTATTTGGGGAAAGATCCTGATAACTTTAAACCGCGAATGATTTGGTCAAGATCTGTAAAAATCTTGAACAAGTTTGCACGATATTTTTCCCAAATAGGTGAAGGTTTCAAGAAACAGTTTTCAAATAAGACGAACGCCTACTATGTGAGTGGCGCAACTCCCGAAATGGTCGGCATGTATGGAAAACTCATGTCCGCGCTGGCCCACCACTTTGAGATGGACGTGAGTAGTTTTGATGGTAGCTTGGCCAAGTTCTTCTTGGAGTTGGAACTTTATTTTATGGAAAATAAAGTTAGAGGAATGCCTGAGGAATTCGCCTGGCTCAAAGAAAATTGGTATAAAGTATGGGCAAAGACACGGAGTGGATTGAAATATATGGCGGATTACGGAAGGCGGTCTGGTGACTTGTGGACGAGTGTGTTTAACTCTTTAGCAAATTGGCTTTTGTTGTCATTTGTGATCTACAAGTTTAAGCCCAACACAGGGGACCAAAGTAGAGATAGTAACAGCGCACTGAGCAAGGTCATTAGCCCTGAGACCATGATCATGGTGTTGGGGGATGACTCAGTATTGAGCACCCAGTTTGCCTTAGACCCTGAAGCTGTAGTTGCCTTATATAAGGCGTTGGGCATGAAGGTGGAAATAAAGTACCACCAAGACTTTGCTGACGTGCAGTTTTGCTCAGGTAGGTTCTGGAAACATTGTGGCACCTACATCTGGGGAAATTTGCCATTTCGCCAGATGGCCAAGTTTGGTTTAAACTATAATAACCATCCTCGAAAGCTACATAAGAGACTGTTGTTTGGAATGGCAAAAGGCTTACTATGTTCGGCGGGACACGTCCCAATCATTGGGACCTTTCTTAGACGTATATGTGAGACGGCCGAGCAAGCTGGATTAAAGCCATTCTATGATAATTCCCATCTAAATCCTCACAGAATAATGGGGGGAAACACGCATTACCCAGCTGCTGATACATATCAACACTTTTGTGACATTTATGGAATGGACCAGTTCACTGTTGAAATGTACGAGTCCATTTTGGAAAAAGAAATTTGCATCAATGGTTTTCCTTACACGACATTTGATGAAATGTGGACTAGAGGGTTTGAAACGGATGTACCTAATGATTCAGAACCAGCGGTGTATGAAAATCGGTTGGACAAGGACTACGTTCTAAAAAGAGCTCCAACCTTAGAGGAAAATTATAAGCTGTCCAGAGCAAAGATGGTAGGAATAATTGCCGCATCAGATGAAGTGGCTGACACCGAAATCAGATCTGGGTCTCCG